AAGATCGTAGATACCATGATTGCTGGCTCTCTCGTGGACGAGAATCGCTTTCGTTACGATTTAGGCAGTATGGGTCGCGATTACCTTGGAAAGGGTAAAAACGAGGCTGTATTGAAGGAAACAGCAGATCTTTGGGGTATAGATGCTAAGTCTGAGATGTATAAATTACCTGCTATGTATGTAGGTGAGTATGCAGAAAGAGATGCAGAGATGACCTTAGAATTGTGGCAAGAGATGAAAAAAGAAATACAGCATCAAGATATACAATCTATTTTTGATCTTGAGACTGAACTTTTTCCTTGCCTCGTCGATATGCGTTTCTTAGGAGTTCGAGTAGATATTCAAGCAGCGACTCAATTAAAAGAAAAATTATCATCAGAAGAAAAAGAATGCCTATTAAAAGTAAAAAAAGAAACTGGAGTAGATACCCAAATATGGGCAGCTCGATCCATTGCACAAGTTTTTGAAAAACTGCGCCTACCATTTGACCGAACCGAAAAAACAAATTCTCCATCATTTACTAAAAACTTTTTACAAAACCATTCTCATCCAATTGTTAAACTTATAGCAAGAGCACGTGAGATAAGTAAAGCTCATACTACATTTATTGATACCATACTAAAACATGAACATAAAGGAAGAATACATGCTGAAATAAATCAGCTTAGATCAGATCAAGGTGGTACAGTAACCGGTAGATTTAGTTATTCTAATCCTAACCTACAGCAGATACCGGCACGAAACAAGGAACTTGGACCAGCAATTAGATCATTGTTTATACCAGAGGATGGTTGTAAGTGGGGTGTGTTTGATTATTCACAGCAAGAACCAAGACTTGTTGTGCATTACGCTGCATTACAAAATTTATATGGTGTTGATGATGTATTAGATTCATACAAAGATTCTAATGTAGACTTTCACCAGATAGTAGCTGAGATGGCTGAGATACCAAGATCACAAGCCAAAACAATTAATCTTGGTCTGTTCTATGGTATGGGTAAAAATAAGTTACAAGCAGAGCTAGGTGTTAATAAAGAAAAATCAGATACGTTATTTAAAAAATATCATTCACGTGTGCCTTTTGTAAAACAATTGATGGATAGTGTTATGAAACGTGCACAGAACAGAGGACAAATAAGAACTTTACTTGGTCGATTATGTAGGTTTCATTTGTGGGAGCCCAATCAGTTCGGTATCCACAAAGCATTACCACATGAAGTAGCGCTCCAGGAACACGGACCAGGGATCAAAAGAGCTTACACATACAAAGCTTTGAATAGATTGATACAGGGATCTGCAGCTGACATGACAAAAAAAGCTATGATAGATTTACATAAAGAAGGCATCACACCGCATATACAAGTTCATGATGAACTTGATATATCTGTAAGTGACAACGCTGATAAAATAAAACAAATTATGGAAGACGCAGTTGTGTTAGAAGTACCAAATAAAGTAGACTATGAATCTGGTTCTAATTGGGGTACAATAAAATGAGGTTTTATTATGGCTTACTTAAATGCAAACATACCTGTAGAGTACGCACAGATTCGAAGAGAATATTTATATGATCTTAAAAAACATCATGGCGAAGTTGAAGACTGTATTATCTTTGGTGTCACCGCAATTACAGGAAAAGCGCTCTTATTCCATGCCATCATGGAGAACGGTGCTATCTTTTATCGCTTACCAATATCGGCTTTTATTCAACGTGGTTTTCAACCGGAAGCTGTTCCACGTAAAAGACTTGATGAACTTCAACTTTGGAATTGTTTTTCTTATTACCCTGCTGTTACTACTTGGGATATTCTAGCATCACAATCAGGTAAATACATAGGCAAAGATAAAAAATGGCACTATGGA